TAATATACTCCTTTAATCAACTATCTTTTGGTTCTGGTTTCTTTTCTATGTTCTTTCCAATGTTGTATTTAGTTTCCAGTATCCATTCACTTTTTTCTTTAAAAGAAATAACTTTTATCTGACTTAGTGGTGCTTTCGGTTCGTTAGTGCCGACAATAGAAACAAGTCCCCAATCTGCCAAAAGTTGTGTTATAGTATTTCTTCTAGCAATATCATTTTCATTGATATTCGTTTCTTTTCCGTCAAGTGCAAACAATTCCTTAAAATGCACTATATAATATTTCCCTTGTTTATGTAATATATGACAAGATTGAAATAACTTTTTTTCTTTTCTTGATGCAACACCTATCCTTGATAATGTTTCCCTAACTTTTAAAAAATCATCTGGTTCTTTTAAAGACACTTCTAACATATGTTCAATGTCCCATTTTGTTTCCGTCATTTGGTTCCACCTCTGTTTAATTTTTGTTTGATGATTCGCAATTGCTGTTTGCTAAGTATTTGAAGAGCTTCCTTTGCTTTTTCATTATTGTAACCATAGTATTCTTTACACACGTCCAAATCATTAATCTTTGATTTTCTCAACCATGGAGAAAATCTTTTCCTTTTTCTTAAACTATTTATTAAAAATTCGAATTGCAACTTCTTATCCATATGCGATTTAATGTTAATCTCGTTTACCAGTAAAATACACTCCTCAAATGCAGATAATGCCTTATTAATAATAAAAGACGGGTATTTCTTTTCCCACATCTCATCATCAGTATCCATCAACTTTTCTTTCGTATAGTTGATTGCATTAAGATATGACTTCAATTCGTAACTCATTTAAATTTACATTGCCCCATAATTTCTGTAAGACACGCAAGAACATTAATCTCGCTATCAGCAGCAAATGCTTGTTTGTATTGATACTCTGCAAGGATTAACACAAGATGGGGAACACTACTTGGGTCGATATAATCATTCGCATGGTTATATATTTTTCTAAAAAGTTTAGCAGGGTCGTTATCCATATTCTCTACAACCCATTTACGAACTGACTTAAAATCTTTTTCTTTCATATGAGATACCAAATCTTTCATGTTTACATCTGAAAGATTGACTAAAATCCCTGCGTCTATCTTTCCAGATACAGAATATCTTTGAATCTCATTTAACATTCTTCTCCAATCTGGAAAAAATGTATTAATAAGTTCTGCAATAACTTTTGCGTCAAAGGGTATTTGTTCTTTTGCTAATATGTTTGAAACTCTTTTAAAAAAATTCTCTGCAAGAATTGGTTTCTCTGATACAGGAATAATAAAATCTATAACACTACATCTCGATTGTAATGGTTCAATAATCCTATTTTTAAAATTACAAGTAAGAATAAATCCACAGTTCTTATGGAATTCTTCTATAAATCCACGCAATGCTGGTTGTGTAGATTGTGGATTAAGATAATCTGCTTCGTCAATGATAACATATTTTCTACCACCTTCCAATGAAGATGTAGATGCAAAGTTTTTAATCTTAGTTCGTAGGATATCAATTCCAGATTCCTCTGAACCGTTTATCATATACCAAGTCGCATCAATTTCATCTACCATTGCTTTCGCAACCGTAGTTTTCCCTATACCAGCGCCACCTGTTAATAACAGATTCGGTATATGTTTTTGTTCTACAAACTTAGAAAATGTTTCTTTAAGTTCTTTCGCTAATATACAATCACTAATCTTTGTTGGTCTATACTTTTCAACAAATAAAAATGTATTTTCCATAATATATTCACCCTATTCATAATACTATAATAACCAAATTGACCATATTAAAACTGTTCCCCAATATATCATACTGTATTTACAAATTTTGTCCCAGTCAATTTCATCTAAAGGTTTTATTTCTGGCTTTCCCCAAAAATGTTTCCAACCATCTGCAGAAAATATTTTTCTAAAATATTTTTCCAATTTTCGTCACTCCACCACACACTATACAGTATAGGAAGAATCTGGTTCAAGTGCAATCCAATACTGAACAGTCTTGTCGTTGCTTTTATTTATAAAATGTGAGATATTCTTCGAAGAAATCTCTACATCATAGTCACCAGAAATAATTTTTAAGTTTTCAACTTTGAAATAAAACTTATAATCGCCTATTCCTTCCGTATCAACATCAACCGAAAAATTATTTGCTGAAGAATTTTTCTTATCTGTAACCGATAAAGCACCACTTCCATTCAATACAAGGTCAGGTACTCCAAGAACTGCAGATGCCTTTATAACTCTATTGAATGTATCATGTTTAAATTCAAATGATACTTCTGGTTCAGGCATTTGTATTTCTTTTGATGGTGAAGTTATAACACTAGGGTCAGAATAAAAGTATTTTAAAGTTTTATTCTTTGTTTTCCCTTCTGTGATAACAACACAATGTTCTTGGAAATCCAAATCAGGTGTTTGAAATAAAGATAATGCGGCTAAAAATTCATTTAAATCATAAATCGCAAATTCTTTTGGGAATGAATCACCAACTTCTGCCTTCGCAACAATGTTTTTCATTGCCGACATAGTGGTAAGTGTTTTCCCAGGCTTAACCAATAAGTTTTGGTTAATAGTAGAAAAGTTTTTAAGAACTTCTCTGGTTTGTTCACTTAGTTTCATAATGTAACTCCTTTAATTGTATTCTAATATTATACCTTATTCTCCTATCTTGTCAATAGGCAATATAAAATTTTTTATAAAAAAAGGGATTGTAAAAACAATCCCCTCTCATAATAAAATATAAACACCATTATTTAATGTCTATCGTTTTTGGTTTCTTTTCATCTGGTATGATTTTTTCAAGTTTGACTGTCAATAGACCGTCTTTAAATGTAGCATCATTTACCACCATATCATCTGAAAGAGTAAATGCTCTTTTAAATTTCCTACTGGAAATTCCATGAACCAAATGTTCTTCTTTGTCAACAACTTTAGAATCAGATTCAACAGATTCAATACTCAAAGTGCCATCTTCACATTTGACTTGGATACCTTTCTTGGTAAATCCAGCAAGTGCCACTCTAATTTCATAATGACCAGAATCCACTTTTACTATATCGTAAGGTGGATATGTCGCAGATGTATTGTAAGTGTTTGTCAATAACCTATCAAACATACTATCAAAACCGACTGAAAACGGTGTCAATTTAAACAGGTCATCTAACTCGTTAGTTGTATATCGAACTAATCTTGTCATAATTTTTATCTCCTTTTAAGCGAGTTTAAGATATCCCTTTCGGCAACATCTTAATTACAAGGTAATCATTAGTTTTCATTTGGCAAGAATTATTTTTGGAGCGGGTGAATGGGATTCGAACCCATGCCTCTATTCTGGACGAATAGTGTACTTACCAGTTATACTATACCCGCTTAATAATAATAACATATCTATTTAAAATGTCAACACCCTTCTCATGTTACATCTACCAACTTACTAAAGTTTTGAATTTTCTCAAATTTAACAATATGTGCGAACTTATCAAACAGGACATCACCTTTATGGGAAATAACAAACACATTCTCATCTTTAAATGTGTTTAATATCTTTAAAAAATCATCTGTTCCAGTTGTATCTAATGAACTATCAAATATCTCATCAAGAAGTAAAAGATTCGTGTTTGTAGAATTCTTCATTTTAGCAATCGCTCTCCATGTGAACAGCAATGATAAGTCAATTCTCATTTTCTCCCCTTCACTGAAAGAGTAATATTTAAACTCATCACGATATCTTGATTTAATAACTTCATTGAAGTTTTCATCTATAGTAAAATTAATAAAGAAATCCATTGAAGATAGATACCCATTTATTAGTTTATTCATTACAGGAAGATATCTTTTAATAATCTTGGTTTTGATACCAGTATCTTGTAACATATTTCTTACAACAGTATTATAATGTTTATCTTCAATTAAATCTGCTTTTCTTTTTCCAAAGGCAAATAAATCTTCTTGTAGTTGTGTTAGTTCTTTTAATTGTTTTTCTGTAGCATCTTCATCAGTGTATGATTTAATCTCATCTTCATATTCTTTATTAACATTTTCTAGTTCTTCTATTGAAGAATTTAGTTTACCAACCTCAACATCATTCTTTTTAATTTTTTCCAAAATATTTTTTATGATATCAAGTTCCTGTTCATTCGTATCAATATCCTTTTCAATATCTTTTAATCCGAGGATATACTCTTTAAGTTTCTTTGTTCTTAATTCTACTGCTTTAGATTTAAAATCAGAATCAATAACTTGTTCGCATGTAGGACATTCTTCGTTGTTATCAAAAAATTCTACTTCTTTCTTAATCCTTGTTTCTTTTTCAGTTATTGTATTATGAAGTTTGTTTAATTTTTTTAATTTCTTGGCGATAATAGGTTGTTCTTCAATCTGTTTCATAAAATCTACATTCTTTATTTCTAGTTTGTCCACTTTATCTTGTCTTGTTGTAATAGATTTAACATTTTTCTCAATCTTTTTATTATTATCATCAATAATTTTATCTTTGTTGTCTTGTAAATCCTTTAAATGTTTTTGTTGAAGTTCTATTTTCTGTTCGTATAATTTATATTCGTTGTCTATAGAAGTAATATCATTAGTGATATCTTTTAACTTGTTTTTTAATAAAAGATTCATCAACGAAAAGATTTTAATATCCAAGATTTCTTCTACAACTTCTCTACGGTGTGTAGATGATAGTTTCATAAAAGGAACAAATGTAGAAGCGCCCAAGATAACAACTTGGGTAAAAGAACGATAATTCAATTTAAGTATTTGTTGTTCAAGATATTTTTGATAATCTTTAGCAGCTGCATCCTGATTTATCATTGTTCCATTAGAATAAATCTCAAACTTGTTTGGTTTAATACCACGAATAATTTTAAACTTTTGTTGTCCAACAGAAAAATCTACTTGAACTTCGCCATCTCTTTCATTTACAGAATTAACAAGTTGTCCTTTGGTAACTTGACGAAAAGGTCTATTGAATAATCCAAAACAAATTGCGTCAAGAATAGTAGATTTACCAGAACCATTCTCACCCACAATCAATGTTTTTGATTTAGAGTTTAAGTCTACTTCTATAAAGTTATTGCCAGTGGAAAGTATGTTTTTCCACTTGACTTTGTTAAATATTATTGACATCTAAATCACTTGCCTCAATATATAAACTTTTCATTATCTCTTTTAATCTTTTTTTATCTAAATCTGTATCTATATCATCAATATACTTTTCAACCAACGTCATTGTATCTTCTGTGTTCTCCATAATCTCATCACTTATATTCTCGGCATTTATTTCAGAAAAATCTTCTATAATTTTTACTTCATATGCTTCAGAGTCACCTATAAGTCTATCCGTAAACTTATCAAACTTATAAAAATCCTTTTTGTTAACAACAATCACTTTTACATAAGAATCTTTATATTGTGATACATCATGTTTATCATAATCATTCTTCTTGTCATCAAAATAAATCTTTTTATGAATCTTATGTGGATTTTCAATCCTTGTTAGTTCTCTCGTATCTAAATCAAAGACATGAAATCCCTTTGGACATTCGTAATCACTCCATGTCATTTCATATGGAGCTCCAAGATAATAAATCTGTCCATCATCTGATTTACGGTGGTAGTGTCCAGAAAAAACTAATTCAAATCTTTTAAATAAACTTTTATCATAACCTTGTTCTGCGAGATGTCCCTTATGTTGTTCAAACCCACTTATTTCTAAATGTCCAAAACATATATCAGTTTTTGCTTGTTGAAGATAACGAACACACTCTGGATAGTTTTCAGCATTCATCCAAGGCATAAACAATACTGGCACTCCACCAAATTCAATTACTTCTGGTTCTGGATATATGTGAATATTTTCATATTCATCAAATAAAAGATTACAAGAATTTATCTCGTTTGTATTTTTAAAATAAGTATCATGGTTTCCTACAAGACAATGAACACTAATGTTTCTTTTTCTTAAAGGTTCTAACCATGTTTCTTTTGTAAAATGTAAAGTATTAAAGTTGACATACTTTCTTCTATCGAACATATCGCCCAAATTTATTATGGTAGTGATATTATGTTCGTCCATATAAGGAAAAAATATTTCCTCATAAAACTTTTTAAAATATTTTACAAACGAAAGGTTGTCGTTTCTTGCACCCATGTGCTGGTCGCCGATTATTGCTATCTTCATAATATTAAATTGTTAGTCAGCGTTACCCATGAATATTTCTAATCCCAAGTTTATTCCTTTTTTCTTTAAAGATTTTTTCTTACTTTTAATCTTGGTCTTAGGTTTATAAACATCTTCTTCCGGCAACATCATATTTTTAAACTCATCAAATGCTGGACTATTATAATCGTTTGTGTCCCCTTTCTGTTTTATATAGGGTTCAAAAACATCTCGTTCCATCATCTTGTTTTTAATATGGGATTGTTTCTTTTCTTTTTGTATCCTTCTCACAAATGCATAATAAATTATTTGTGTAAAATATGCAAATGGGTTGGTTGATTTTTCTGGGTTAAAATTATAACTATATTGTACACAGTTTTCTATTCCATCTGAAATCATTTCATCTCTGTAAGTATAGTTAATAAAGTTGGGGCGATACGATAAATGATTTGCTATCTTCATAAAACATTCGCCAATGTAATTAGAAACAATTGGAACAGGTTTGTTTAAATTTTTCGCAATCCTACATTCCTCTTTCCAATCTTTCATCGCTTGTAGAAACTGTTTGTTATCTACATAATGTTCATCAGTTGTTTTTCTTGATTTTCTTTTTACCATTATATAATATTATACACCATCTTTTTTATCTTGTCAATTGCTTGACAAAAAATATTTTTTGTGTATACTTACCATGTGGGTTCTTCAAATATAAGTTAGTGTACATCATCTTCAGTTTTAACTGTAACATATTCTCTTGTATGTTTCTTCTCTTGATTTTTTAGTTCAACTTCTTTGTGTGTTAAGTTATCATCATCCTTTTTAAATAAAAAGTTTTCATAATATATCATCATTGTATCCGAACACTTTGCAATTGTCATTATGTTTTTTTTACCAACAGTGAACTCTGTTTCGTTAGTGTAAGGATGTAACCATCTATGAAGTGCAATTTGTTCTTTGACTTGTCCTGTTTCTGTCATCTTAGGATAAGCATGAATTTTCATTGGATTAATTAATTTTACTTGTTCTTCATCTATATGATTTAAATCACAAACAATTTCTTCACCATTAAAAAATTTGATTATATAATATGTTGGGAGTTCTTTAGCTAAATCACTCATATACTTATATTTATCTCATTTGTATCTTTTTAATGTTGTATTCGAACTGTTCTTCATTATAAAGATTAATCCTTTCTATAAAGTGTTTTAAAGTAAAATTCTTTCTACTTTTATGTGTTAAATCATCAGCAATATCATAAAGTTTTACATCTTTCTTGTTATCTCCCCTTCTTAATCCCCTACCTATTGATTGTAATACTCTGATTCTACTTTTAGATGGACTAGCGAAAATAACATTGTGTAAATTACGGATATTAATTCCAGTAGAGAATGTTCCATAAGAAGCTACGATAATAGCATTGTTTTCTTTTTCTGTTATTCTTCGGATATCTTCTCTTGTATCTGCACTCGTTCCACCAAATACAAAAAATACTTTTCTGTTTGCAGAAACTTTTTGTTTTATTAAATCATGTAAAGGGTTGCCGTGTTTTTCTACCAATTGAAATAAACATAAAGTATTTCCTTTCGTGGATACAGTTAAATTTGAAATGAATTCATTTCTTTTTTCAGATGTTACTAAGAAATCTATTTCCTGTGCATATTTAAAATCTTTTATATATTTACAATCATCTTCTGAATATTCTAACAACAAACATTTAATATTTAATTCTGCAAGTGTTTTTGAATCCATCAACTCTTTAGTTTTAACAACCCTACTTAAACTTCCAAACAACCCTTCAAGAACTAATCTATGAGTTTGTGAATCATCAAGAGTTCCAGTCAAA